AGATTACACTGAAAACGACGAAACAACGTTTGTTTCAAACCTGCCAATTTTTATTCGCAATGCCGAAGAACGAATTTTAAAAACAATTCAACTTAATCTTTTTCGTAAAAACGCGACGGCAAATTTTACGGCATCTCAACAATATTTAGCCTCGCCAAGTGATTTTTTAGCGCCGTTTTCTTTGTCGTACACAGACAGCGATGGTGATAAAAACTTTTTACTTTTTAAAGACGTTAATTTTATTCAAGAGTTTAATCCAGATTCTAGCGTCGAAGGCTTGCCGCGTTATTATGCTGTTTTTGATATAGACAACTTTATTCTTGCTCCAACTCCAGATTCAGCCTATGTCGTGGAACTGCACTATTATTACCGCCCAGATAGCTTGACTAATAAAGCAGAAGACGGAACGACGTGGTTAAGTGAAAATGCAACACTTGCAATGTTGTACGGCTCTTTAATTGAGGCTTATACCTTTATGAAAGGTGAACCAGATTTAATCCAAAATTACAATCAGCGGTTTGTGGAAGCGGCTGGAAGTATTAAGCTTTTGGGAGAAGCAAAAGAGACGACTCAAGAATACACCGCAGGCAGAGTCGTAAGGGCAAAACAATAAATGTTTGAAATTAAAGTCGCCGACCCCTCAAACACTTTTGAAGTGCGTACCACAGAAAATCGTGGGCACACGCCAGAAGAGGTTGCAGAATTGTGTGTAAACCGGTTGATTTCTATTGGTGACGATAGTCACCCGGTTTTACAAGCACAAGCCCGAGCTTTCCGTGATCGGATGCTCGCAGTAGTGACCCACTACATTAAGATGGGCATCGAACAAGACCGTGCTACAATAAGCACTGAGTTGACCAAAGCGGGCTATCAACAAATAGCAGATCAATTAAGGAGACTGTGACATGGCTTTTACCGGCAATTTCATGTGTACTAGTTTTAAGCAAGAGTTGCTAACTGGTACACACGACTTTACAACCTCAACAGGCAACACTTTTAAGTTGGCTTTGTACGACAACAACGCTTCTTTTACGGCTGCGACAACTGCGTACACGGCAACAGACGAGGTTGGCGACTCAGGGACATATGCTGCTGGCGGCGGGACGTTAACAAATGTTACTCCAACTACTTCCGGTACAACGGCTTTGACAGATTTTGCAGACTTGTCTTTTACAACCGCAACAATTACTGCACGGGGTGCGTTGATTTATAACGACACGGCGGCAGGTGACCCCTCGGTGGTTGTTTTAGACTTTGGTTCTGATAAAACCTCAACGTCGGGAACGTTCACGATTGTTTTCCCAGCAGCAGACGCCACTAACGCGGTTATTCGGATCGCGTAATGGCTGACGCCACTGTTTCATTCGAGGGCTGGGGACGCGGCACTTGGAATAGTGGCACTTTTAGCGAGCCCCTTGTTTTACCCGGTGCGGCGGGAGCAGTTGGATCTGTTACTGTTACGGGCGCCGCGGACACTCCAGCCACTGGGTTAAGTGCGGCGGGAGCAGTTGGATCTGTTACTGTTACCGGAACCTCTTCAACCGGAGTTACCGGAGTTACCGGTACTGCTGAAGTTGACTCAGTCACGATAGTCGCCGGTACTGGTATTTCAGTTTCCCCCACTGGCGTTTCTGGAACCGGTGCAGTTGGTGACGCTGAAGTAACCATAGGTATTGTAGCCTCTCCAACGGGTGTCGCCGGCACGGGCGTAGTTAATGCCGTTACCGCCATTACAAACAACGATACTGTTGTTACCGGCGTCGCAGGCACGGGTATTGTTGGTACTGTTACGACAACAGGTACAGCTAGCGTTCCAACAACTGGTCTTGCAGGCACGGGTAATGTCGGTTCTGTTACAACTATTGCGAGCGCAAACGTTGATGTCACCGGGCTAAGTGCAACGGGAGCTACAAACGATGTAGCTTCTGTTATTGGTACAGCCAATGTTACTCCTGTCGGCGTTGCGGGGCTTGGTGAGGTTAACGGTGTTCCGCAAGACGCTACCGTCGCGTTAGGGGGATGGGGACGTTTAACGTGGGGTGAAGACGCGTGGAACGAAGGTAGCATATCTTTAGAAGCTACCGGCGAAGTCGGCACTGCTACCGCTCTTCCAAGCATTGAAGTTGAAGTTACCGGTTTACAAGCGACAGCGTCCGTTGGCTCTGTTACAGTAACGGCAGGAACCGGAATAGATGTTCCTGTTACCGGGTTAGAAGCAACCGGCGGGGTTGGCAATGTCCTTGTTTGGGGTAGAATTGTTCCACCAGAAGATGCAGCGTGGACCGAAGTGTCTCCTACGGAGTCCACAACGTGGACTGAAATAGCGGCTTAGAGGATTTTTAAATGGCCAGTACATATTCTGATCTTAAGATTGAGTTGATTGCAACAGGTGATCAATCGGGCTCTTGGGGCACAACAACAAACACAAACCTTGGAACGGCTCTTGAAGATGCAATTACTGGCCGGTCTGAGGCTAATTTTTCGTCTGATGCAGACCTGACGCTTGGCTACACTGACACGAACGGCGCTCAAGTTTTCCGAAACTTAATTCTAAACGTAACTGGCACGATATCTGCTACACGCAACTTAATCGTTCCGACAATTGACAAACTTTACATTGTAGAAAACAACACGACAGGTAGTCAGGACATTGTTGTTAAGACATCTGCCGGCACAGGGATTACTGTCCCAAACGGTGTGACAGCGATTGTTTACGCAGACGGCACAAATGTTGTTAGCGGTTTTGATTATGTGGATAGCTTAACTCTCGGTACAGCATTACCGGTTGCCTCTGGTGGTACTGGAGCTACCGACGCCGGTGGCGCCCGAACTAACCTTTCTCTTGTTCCGGGAACAAACGTTTTAGCATACGATGCAAACCTCCAAGGATTTGTAGATGCGCTCACACTTCCAACAGTAGATGGCTCTAATGGGCAAGCACTTGTTACCAACGGTTCTGGTACAATCTCATTTGGAAGTGCAGGTATTTCAACTGGTAAGGCCATCGCAATGGCCATTGTGTTTGGTTAAGAGGATTTAAAAATGGCCGCACCGAATATTGTAAACGTCACTACCATTACTGGTAAGACGGACCAAGTAGACTTAACCACGACTTCAGCGACTGCTGTTGTGTCTAACGCCGCCTCTTCAGGCAAGGTGTTTAAGATCAATGCACTGACTGTATCCAACGTTGACGGCACTTCAGCCGCAGACATCACCGTGGCTGTCTACAGCGAAGATGACATTGGTGGTACTGCAACTGAGCTTGTATCAACGGTGTCTGTTCCTGCTGATGCAACGCTGGTTGTAATCGACAAGAACACCGCACTCTATCTTGAAGAAGATATGTCGATTGGTGCTACAGCCGGTACAGCAAACGATCTAAAAGTGGTTGTTTCATACGAAGAAATCTCGTAAGGAGTAGCTCGTGGCTAAAGGTCCCGGTGGAATTATCTCAGGTGGTTTTCAACCGCTGAAGGCTCCTGATGCGCCAACCATTGATTCTGTCAGCGCAGGTCTATTAACTGCTGATGTCACGTTCTCTGCCCCTGCTGATACGGGCGCAGGCTCTGTAGACTCGTATGTCATCACTGCTAGGCAATCGGACGGTAGTGGTGTTTCTGGAACGGCTTCTGCCGCAGGCACTGTCTCCCTAACTCTCACAGCCGGTGGTACCACCACCTTCGCCGCTCAAGCAATCAGCAATTTATATGGACCCGGACAGTTCAGTGGTTTGGGTAACAGTACAAATGTTTTTTCCGGTACCTCTTTTTATAGCTGGGGCAAAAACAATAACGGCGGATTAGGCCATGATGACATAGTTAACAAGTCGTCCCCCGTTCAAATCGGATTAGAAACAAACTGGAGCGCGGCAAGTGGTGGCGGCCAACATACACTTTTCCTTAAAAACAATGGAACATTGTGGGGAGTGGGACAAAACACTTTAGGCAATTTAGGGCAGGATTCTGTAATAAACAAGTCCTCCCCAGTTCAAATCGGTTCGCTGACAAGCTGGAGTAAGGTCGCCTCTGGAGGAAATCATGGACTTGCCATAGAAAATACTGGTGAGATATATGCTTGGGGTAGCAACTCTGCTGGCCAGCTTGGCACAGGTGATAGGGTCAACACATCTTCCCCTGTACAAATTGGTGCCGACACTAATTGGTCCAAAATAGCCGCCTCCAAGGATCAAAGCTCCATTGCTACAAAAACAGATGGGACACTTTGGACTTGGGGAAGAAGCGCGCTTGGTGGACTTGGGCACAACGACACAGCTTCAAGATCCTCTCCAACTCAGGTAGGCGCTTTAACGACTTGGTCAGCCATAACGATGGGAGATTCTCACTCAGCGGCCATTAAAACAGATGGGACATTGTGGGTTTGGGGAAACAATAGCTTTGGGCAGATTGCAGATAACTCAACAGTCAACAAATCCTCTCCTGTTCAAGTGGGTGCCGACACTAATTGGTCGAAAGTTGCTGGCTCCAAAGAGGGAACTTACATCATAAAAACAAATGGGACTTTATGGTCTGTAGGGCGAAATGTTTTTGGAGAGAATGGTCACAACAACACAATACCAAACTCATCCCCTGTTCAAATCGGCTCACTGACTAATTGGTCCGATATTGAAGTTGGTGAGTATTTTGTTATTGCGATAAAAAGCGATGGAACGCTATGGGTATGGGGCTATAACAATAATGGTCAAATGGGCCAGAACAATTCTGGCGTCAATTACTCGTCTCCTGTTCAAGTAGGATCTGGAACGGGGTGGTTACTTGTTGCGGCGCAAAATGAGTCTTCATTTGCAGGAGAAGGTGCTTAACCAATGTCAGGAACTTCAGGATTTAAAGGCTCAGGAATAACAGATCCGTTCTTAACACCGGATGCGCCGACAATCACGGGTGTATCTGGCGATATTGGCTCGGCGGATGTAACCTTTACTGCCCCTGCTGATACGGGTGGTGCGGCCATTGATTCGTATGTAATCACTGCGAAACAAAGCGATGGCACTTCGGTTTCGGCAACGGCCTCTGCCGCAGGTACAACGACAGTTGCAATGACGGCGGGTGGTACTACGACCTTCGCCGCTCAAGCGTTAAACAAGTACGGTGCTGGTCAGTTTAGCGGGTTTAGCAACTCCACGAATATTTCTGGTGGACTAGAACTTTATGCGGCTGGAGGCCCATTAGATTCAGTACGCCGAGGAGTGTTAGGATTGAATGACAATATTCAATACTCCTCTCCCGTTCAAGTGGGCGCCCTTGGTAATTGGAGAGATGTAGACTTACTTTCCTCAACCACAGTGGCTAGAAAAACAGACGGTACGTTGTGGGCTTGGGGTATAGGAACAGGCGGGTTTACTGGGCA